GCGCCACTCGACCTTATCGGTTGCTGGGTCAAACACATACGGATTTTTTACTGGCGTAGCGACAGCTTTTTTGTTAGTAACTTTACTAACTCGTTTACTAGGTGTTCTCATTTACTGTTCTCCTTAATTTCGTCTATCTGCATGGCGGTATAACCAAGTGCCAACGCATCCATAACTTCTCTGCGTAACTCCTTGTCCATGTCATCCACGCTTAACTTAACAAGTTTCGCCAATGCTACGGTTAGTTCTTGAATAATCTCAATGCCGTTAATCTTGTTCATGTTGTCCTCTTTGGGTTAAGTTGTTTGAGCATGACCATATCCGTGATGCAGACATAGTTGCTCTTGTTTAGTGGTGCAATGGTGAACTTGCGAGATTTAGCCAATTCGTCACCACAAGGTAGGCACAAGGCATAACCTAGCTTCATGCGTTCCAACGGGTAAGACTCATCACATATCTTGCAATGCGGTTGATACTGTTTACTTGCTATCATTTCGTTCCTTTCGTAATACTGTTTGTCTTAACATCTTTTTTCTTTGTTAGTAATGTTACTAACTGCATGGGCGAAGCTGTCCCTGTGAACTTTTCCGACCATAATAATATTTTACCCTATATATCTATCAAAGTCAAGTAAATGGTATCTAAGTTTATTAAAGAGTATTTGTACCTATTGTACCTTATTTGTAGTTGTTCTAAGTATATGATTTATAAGTAATGTTCGGAATGTACCGATTGTACCCCGCTTTTTAGTGCTTGCGGTTCTAGAAAAGAGAGAGGGGGAACTGCAAAGTTTTTTCGTTTTCTAGTTTTGTCCAGACCCTTCCTCTAAAATCGGGGTACAAAGCGAACATTAGGTACAAAGCCCATTCTATAAGGCTCTGCGAAGGTACAATACCTCAGAACATTACCAAGAAAAAAACTACAATAGCAGGGTTAACCCTAGAGTTAGCCAGCAACCCTGTGTGGCTCGCTTCTTTAAGTCACTGGCATCACCTGTTAGTAACTTTACTAACAACATCTGACTGCAAAAACAAAACGACCCTGTGCGACTCGCTACTCCAAGTCACTGGCATCATCTGACCAAGATCTTGTTAGTAGGGTTACTACCTAGTGATTGCATGGGGTGAGATGTTAAGCCGAACCGAACCAAAATCGAGACGCAAAAAAACCCGCCGAAGCGGGTTAAGATGTTAAGCGGGTTTCCCCGCTTGGGTTATGCGCCGATATCGCTTTCAAGTATTTTCTGAACCATTGCTTTATGCTCAGGGATACTGAATGAAGCCTTTTCTAATTTGCCTAAGCGATCAAGGGCGGACAATATATCCTTGAAATACATTCCCTCGGCGCTTGTTTTCTCAGTCGATTTACCCTCGATAGCGATACGCTCACGCTCTACCAGTTGACGGCGATAGTAAGCGAATTCTGAGCCGATCTGTTGTTGCAATGCCCGCTTAGTGGCTTTCTCTAAATCGCTAAGGGTTTTAGTTTCCTTAGCCAATAGAGCCTGAGCGCCGAGATCAAAGCCCGAAGCAATAGCACGCTTCAAAGAATCGCAGGTTTCCGCATTGTCCTTATTAGACAGGTCAAAGTGATACGATTTAAAGCCCTGAGTTTCCATCAGGTCAACGGCTTGCTTTTTAGTTAATGCGGCGGCTAAACCCTTTTTAGTACCGCTCGTTACTTTCTCGGCGATATCGCTAGAGATTACCTTAGCCTTAACTAAAGCCTGAGTAGCGATAGCCATAGGATTGTTGAGAGCGGTTGTTGTGTTAACTTGTTTCATTTGTATTTCCTTTTAAAAATCGGCGGGAGCGACGCCCCCTCAACCGATGACTCTATTATGCTCCTTATCCTATAAGATGTCAATGTTTAATACTTGTTAGTAACATTACTAACAAAACGCCAAACCCTACAAGCGAACCCCCCATAGCCCGTTTTTGTGTCAAGGGACTCCGTCGGCTACTGGTATGCTATTTCGCACACTCAATGTTATAAATTCCTGTTTCGGCCCCAAGTAAAAATAAATACCTACCTAGAAACACCCCCCGTCACTAAATAAAAAGCCCCCTAAAAAATTTTTTTGTGTAAAATTTTTGAAATATCAAGGAGATACCATGAGTTCTTGGCTTATTATTGTTACAGGGCTGATCTATGCGTATATAGCTGCTGAGCAATGCTATAAAGGAAACATGGGTATGGCGATCTGCTATGCAGGATACGCTCTTGGAAACGTAGGTCTTTATATGATGGCTACCAAGTGAGCTTCACAATCATGCAGCATGACGGCACAAAAGTTATTCAATGGTTCTTTAATATAGATGAGCTTATTAATAGTATGCTTAATAACCCTAAAGACAGGTACTACAGAAATGACAACAATAGTCGGTGACTGGGGTAAAAAGACCCTTGTGGCAGATAGTCAGTTTACGGATACTGATTCAGGCATCAAGTACTTTGAAGACAAGATCTTCCAGATTGACGGTGGCTGGCTAGGTGTTGCAGGAAACTACTGTGACGCTGAGAAAGTCCTGGAGTACGTGAACAAGAAGACCAAAGTAAAGCCGAAACTAAAGTCGGACAGCTCCTTTCTTAAACTAACTAAAGACGGCTTGTTCTCCTGCGGAGATGACTTAGAGTGGGAGCGGGTACGTACTTTTATGGCTATTGGGTCTGGAGCTATGGCAGCAGAAGTATGTATGCGCATGGGATTATCAGCAGAAGAATCTGTAAAGTGGGCGTGTAATGTAGACGCTAACAGCAGCGAGCCAATCAAAACATATAGGTTAGACGATGCCGTATAAAGACCCTGAAGTTAAAAAAGAAAAGCACGCCAAATACAGCCGAGACCACTATCTAAAGAACAGAGAGATACGCAAACAAAAGATAAACGCTAGAAGAAGAGAACTTCGGGCGTTGTGGCAGGCGTGGAAAGCAACGTTGTCATGCAGCAATTGTGGGTTTAATCACCCAGCGGCTTTGGACTTTCACCATACTGACGCAAAGAACAAAGAGGGGTTGGTAAGTAAGTTGTTGGGTAATGGGTGTTTTAAAAGGGCTAAGGAAGAAGCGGAGAAATGTATCATATTGTGTGCGAATTGCCACAGAATCCACCACCATGAGGAACATAAAAACAATGTTGCACTGCAACAAAATGTGTAATATACTACGCATTATTAACCTCTATTAGGAGAAACCCTATGTTTGATTTTGACAAGCAAATTAAAGAAGCAACTACACAAGCTAAGAAGTACAACGAGATGTGGATTAATTGGACTATCACTTTGCTAGAGCAGTTAAAAAAGTAGTAAAATACCGTGGCTTAGTCACGTGAGCTACGTCAGGGGTGTACGTAGGTACTTAAAACACCCCACCACAACTTTTTTGTGTATACTGCACGCATTAACATCTTTTAGTCTGGACATTAGGCAAGATGCAACTACACATAGAACCCGATCTAGCAATCCCGTTTCCTGACGACAACCCTGTCCTGGCAAACTTTATAGAGAAGGCACAAGCTGCATGTAATACTGCAGAACTACTCGAATTGGACATGGAGCCAACTGAGGAGGATAAGGTCGCCGCCGAAAAGGCCGTTTACGCTGTTGCTGAAAATGAAGAAAAAGCAAATAAGCAATTAGTCAAAAAAGACCAAAAGCCCGCAACCTATAAAGAAGTAAAAAGCATACTTGACGAATACTCTCTTCGTGTAGTGGACAACGCTATGCAGATTAGACTTCTTGTCACAAACAAACTGATTATTGACAGCGACAGCCCAGACGACCGAACCCGCTTACGGGCGTTGGAAATGCTGGGCAAGATTACAGACGTTGGACTCTTTACTGAGAAATCCGAAGTTACTATTAACCATAGATCTACAGAAGACTTGGTTAGCTCTATCCGCAATAAGATTCACAAATTGATGCACCCTGATGACGTAACTGATGTAAAGGCGGTCGAGGTAAATGGGGAAGCTATCGACGTAGACAAAGAGTTAGGGTTTGATAGCGAGGATGAGCAAACCGTTGTAAATACGCCCCCCGAAGCAGAGAAATGAGCGAAACAGTTACACCCCTGTCGGACCTAACCGATACAGAGCTAGAGTTTTTAGCAAATAATCTGGACAAGTTTTCAGAAGAAGAGGCTATGGAGTTAGATGTAGTAGCTGATGAGTTAGCACGGCGCACTACTTCTAAGGCGTGTCGGGATGACTTAATAGCGTTTTGTAAATTGATGCAGCCTGATTATAAAGTTGGCAAACACCATCGCATATTGGCGAATCTACTAATGGACATTGCCGAAGGTAGAGAAGACCGTGTATGCGTTAACATACCACCACGGCATGGTAAATCCCAGTTAGTATCTATTTACTTTCCCGCATGGTTTTTAGGTAAGTACCCAGACAAAAAGGTACTAATGGTTTCCCACACGACCGACTTAGCTGTGGACTTTGGACGAAAAGTGAGGAACTTAATTGACCTACCTTCATATAAACAGATCTTCCCAACAGTCAGTTTGGCATCAGATAATAAGTCTGCTGGGCGCTGGAATACTAATGTTGGGGGCGAGTATTACGCTTGTGGTGTGGGTTCTGCTCTCGCAGGTCGTGGAGCCGATTTACTCTTGGTTGACGATCCGCATAACGAACAAGATATTATCAACGGGAACTTTGATGTATTTGAGAAAGCCTATGAGTGGTTTACTTACGGTGCTCGTACTCGTCTTATGCCTGGTGGTCGTGTTGCAATTATTCAAACTCGTTGGCATCAAGATGATTTAACGGGTCGAGTCCTTCGGGATATGACTCAAAATGACGAGGCCGACCAGTATGAACGGGTAGAGTTCCCAGCAATTTTCAACGAAAACACGAAAGAAGAGCGGGCGTTGTGGCCTGAACAATATACCCTTGAAGCACTGCGTAGAA